ATGGGACCTTGCGGCGCCTGGCGCAGCCGGTCCATGGTCTGCCGCAGCACGGCCTGCTGGTCAGCGCCTTCAGCCAGCTCGCGCACCACGCGCTCGCCTGCTCGAGCCTCGCCACCGCCGCGGGTCACCCGGCGCAGCACTTGGTTGCCGCCAGCCATGGCCAGCGGCGTGGCGCCGCTCATGGCCGCGCCCTGCAGCACGTTGACGCCTCGGCTTTCGTTTGTGCCCACCGGCTCAACAGCACCCAGCACACCGCCTGTCAGCGCGGCGTCGCCGGCCAGCGTTGCAGTGCCCAGGCGCGCTGTGGGCGCCGCGGCCCGCATCAGCCCGAGTGCCCGCGGCAGCTTGGTCACAATGTTGGCGGCAGCGCCTACTGGCAGCGCCAGCGTGGGGGCCACTTGACCAAAGATCTGCAGGCCCTTGCCCACCATGGATCCACCAGGCGTGGACTCGGCCAGCTTCTTGTCCAGGTCACGCTTGGCATCGACCTCGGCACGCATGGCGGCCTTCTCGGCGTCGGTGCCAGTCATGTCAGTGTAGAACTGGCGCACGCCCGTGGCCAGGTCCATCATGCCGCCGCCGATGTTGGCCAGCACCTTTTGGGTGCCGCTCATGCCCTCGGTGGGGTCGATGGGTTTTTCAGGCTCAGGCCGGCGCCCTGAGATCAGCTGGAGCCCAGAGCTCGAAACCCGAGACATGTCCCCCGTGGCCAAGGCCTGCAGGTCAGCCTCGGAGAGCTTGCGCAAGAGATCGGGGCTCATTGGCCTCCCTTCCGGCGCCGCTCGAGCTCAGCCGCTGCCGCCGCCGCCAGATCGTTGCCGCCACCGCCAGCCGATCTCATCGGCAGCACGTCATCCACCGGGATCTTGTTGCGCTCCGCGATGCCGCGGTAGTAGTTGGTCAGGTCCTGGCGGCGCTGAGTGCTGCCGGCAAAGAGCTGTTGCGCGATCTGCTGCATGCTCTTGAGCTGCTGGTCGGTCAGCCTGGCGCCGGTCATGATCTGGTCGGGCCTTTGCAGCAGCGAGTCAAACACGCCGCGGGCGTTGGAGATCAGTGCGTATTCAGACTCACGCACCACCGACTCGGGATCCAGCATCTTGCCGAACGAGAACACCAACGACACTTGCTTGGTCGGGTCGTTCTTGATGGTCGGATCGGTCAACAGCGTCAGCACCGTTTCGGCATGACGCACGCCCTCCCCGATCTTGTCGGACTTCTTGCCGAACTCCTCACGCAATTTGGTGGCGCGGGTAAAGGCTTGGGTGTCGGGCTTGTTGGCCGCCATGTCGCGCCGCATCTCGGCCATGCGTTCTTGCAGGCTCAGGCCTTGACGCCGAAGCTCGTTGGTGACGTCCTGCTGCGCCAATCTGTCTTGGCGGGCCCGCTCTGCCGCTGCGGCACGCTCTGCCCTTGTGTCCTCATCGGTGACCATCCGCTCCAGCCCCAGAGCCTGGCGCTCCAGCGCCGTGCGCCGCTGGTCGCGCTGCGCGAACGGATCCTTCACGAACTGGCCTTGCGGGGTCAGCATGCCGCCGCCGATCTTCATCGGCTCAGCCGCGGCCGCGGCGCGCTTGAGGAACTGCGCCTGCACCGGCTGGAAGTTCTCGCCCGCGTACTGGGCCGCTAAGGCGTTGAGCATGGCCGCCTGACCGCTCTCACCTTGCTGTCGCGCGAAGGCCTGCAGTGCCGAGGTGTCCACCTCTTGGTTGTCGAGCTCGTCCAGCTGGCTCTGCACCTTGCCCAGGCGCGTGCGCAGCGCAGACGGCAGGGCCCGGCCTGGCTGCACCGTGTTGGTCAGCGTGCCGTCAGGCGAGTCCATGACGCCAAGCGCCATGGGCAGCATGCGCCGCTTGCGCTCCTGCACGTCCTCAGCAAAGGTCAGATCGTTCATGGCGGCACCTCAGTAGGCCGGGCCGTCACCGTAGGGCAACGTGTACAGGCTCGCGCTGCTGTCCATGCCCGGCATCTGGGGCTTGCGACGGCGCCGCAAATCCTCAAGCACACGGCGCTGCTCGGCGTTCATCTCACCCATGCGAGAGTCCACGCCCTTCTGCTGCTGCCCGGCCATGTAGGCCGTGCCCATCTGGGCGATGGCGTTGGCGATGCCGGGCGCCACGTAATGCTTGCCTACCATTTGGCCCTGCATCGGCGTCATGGCCTGGCCGCGCAGGGCGTCCACCATGGCCTGCTTGCGCTTGAGCTCCTCCTGCTCGGGGCGCATGGCGCCCATCTGCAAGAGGTAGTCGAACATCAGGTCGTCATTCATCACAGGCCTCCGTAGTTCACCTGCAGGTAGCCATTGGCGTGGCGCTTGACCAAGTCAGGACGCACTGCCTGAACCTCTTGGGCAATCACACCACGTTGTGGCATTCCCATCATTGTGTACGTGAAAATTCCCACCCCGATGGGATGAGTGCCCACGCGCTTGATGTTGGACTTCAGGCGCCGGTCAGAGAACATGAACGCCGCTGAGCCCAGCTGCGCGCCCGCGCCCAACAGGTTGCCGAACGCCGCGTTCTGCGCGTTGTAGGCGCCGAGCTGCGCGTCGTAGCCCATCTGCGTGGCGTTCAGGATCTGCGGCGTCTCCGCGCGGCCGGCCGGGTTGAACGACGGCATCTGCGGCATTCCAACCTGCTGGCCACTCAGCAGCGCGTTCATCTCGTTCAGGCTCATGCCGCGGCGCTGCATCTGCTCCGCGATGGCCTGCTGGCGCACGCGGTTCTGCGCGTCGGCGTAGGACTGGTTCAGGTTCTGCTGCTGCCCCATGGCAGCGTTCTGAGCCTGCAGGCGCGACTGATCCAGCGCGGCCGCCTGGCCAAGCGCCTGGTTCTGGAACTGCGCGGCGCCCATGTTCTGGTTGTAGCCGGTGTTCTGCGACTGCATCTGCATGCCAAACAGGCGCTGCATCTCGTTGCCGCTCTGGTCCAGGGCTTGGAAACGCTCGGCCGCCTGGCGCTGGTTCAGCTCGTCCAGAGCCCGCTTGTAGCCCTCGCTGCCGACCGTGAAGCCCTGGTTGGCCAGGCGCGTCTCAAGCTGGTTCTGCTGGTAGTCATGCACCGGCTGCATGCGCTGCATGAGCTGGTTGGCCACCGTGTCGCGGTAGCTGGAGTCCACCTGCGGAATCGCGCCGCCGAAGTTAAACCCGGTAGCCAGGCCCGGGGTGTAGTCAGTCAGCGACGTGCCCAGGCTGGCCGGCGCGTTGGCCATGGCCATCTGAGGCAGGTTGGCGTAGTCAAATGGCCGGGCGTATTCCTCGGCCACCCGATCCATGAAGCCGTTGGCCAGTTGGCTGCGGTCGTTCTGCAGGCCGATCTGCGCGTTGAGCGCGGACTGCAGGCCGGGCGCCAGCGTGGTGTTCTGCGTCCAAGTAGTGACCCTTTGGTTTGTCGCAGGGTCAATCTCGCTGCCGGTGCTCCAGGACTGGCCGCCAAAGGGCGTGTTGATGGTCGGACGGTTCGCAAAGTTCTGCGCCGTCGTCGCTCTTTCAGATGCCTGAGCCTGCGCGGTAGCCGCGCCGAGGTAGTCAGGCGCTGCAGGTGCCGATCCCTTGCCCCCCATAGCTATGCTCCTTTGTTACAGTGTGGTGCTTGCAACAACCACATGCGAATATGACAACGTCTCTTGAACAGCGATTTTGGCTGAAGGTTCAAAAAACGGACGGGTGCTGGCTGTGGCTTGGAGCCAAAGCCAAGGGCTACGGAATGATCCGCCTTGGCGGCATGGCGGAAAAAAAGCCGGCTAGTCGAGTGTCTTGGATGCTGCATTTCGGCCCTATTCCAGATGGCATGCACGTGCTTCACAAGTGCGACAACCCGGAATGCACAAACCCTGATCATCTGTTTCTTGGGACACATGCCGACAACATGCGAGACAAGACGGCCAAAGGCAGAAACGGCCACACAGAGGAATGGCTTGGAAAAGTCAAACAGCATGCCAAAAGTCGCCAAAAACTTGCTTTTACTCAACAGGAGCAAGTTAGAAGACTGCACGGCGCCGGAGCTACTGTTCATGGCCTAGCTCGCATGTTCCTTTGTGACAGAAATACCATCCGGCGGTGTCTTGGCAATAGCTGAACGTCTCACTCCTTTCAGCCACCGACAGTCGTCGGCCTTCATTTCAAACATCACACTGTCGATTGTCTCAGCCACCCGGTTGAACCCCAGCCGGTCATTCATGGCCAAGGCCTCGTCCAACGCCTTGGGCGTCAGGCCGTAGACGGCCTCCATTCCGCAGTCGATGAACGGGTAGCGGAAGGCCGCCTGCCACAGCTGCCGCGTCAGGCCGTGCTCGTTGTCGAACGCGACGTGCATCCAGCAGGCGCTGTGGGTCCAGGCGTTGAAGCCCACGGCGCAGGCGATGGTGCCGTCGTCGCGCATCGAGGCGATCGTGCGCAGGTCGGTGCTCCAAGGCAGCCGCGTGCGCCGGTTCATCCACTGCCAGATGACCGGGTACTGATCGGGTTGATCGGTGACCAGCTTCATTCCAGTGAGATCACGTTGAAGTTGTTGGAGCTGCCGCCACCACCGCCTCCAAAGTCACCGAACAGGAAGTCCATCAGCTCAGCGTCGGAGAAGTTGTAGTCCATGCTGGCCGAGGGGATCTCAGGCAGCGGGATCTCAGGCTCTTCCAGCTCGATCCAGTCCCACTCGTCCAGCGGGTCAGGTGAAACGCTGATCAGGTCTCTGGGGGGCACATACACGTCGCCAACGCCGCCGCCGCTGCTGCCGCTCCCATCACCTGAGCTGTCAGGCGTGGGCACAGGTGGCACGTCCAGCAGCACTTCCTCAAGATCAATGTCGCCCAGCTCGTCCAGTGGGTCACCCACCTCTGTGATGTCACCAATCTGGTCAATCGCGTCGCGCGCTGGCTGAAAGCTGCCTGGCGCCACAACATCAATCTCGCCTTCAGGAATCTCGTCGTACTGTGGGGGCGGCGCACCTTCAGGATCTGGCAACGGCGGGCCCATCAGGTCTTCCCAATCAGGCTCAGGAAGAACCACCGGCTCCCACTCGTCTACCGGATCTCCGGGCACGGTCACCGGATCAGCCTCGCGGATCTGATCACGATCACCGCCGCCAATCGGCTCGATAACGATCTCACCTTGCGGCGGGTCTTGCGGCTCAGGCTCAACAGGCGGCCACAGGTCGTCGGTGTAATCAGGAATGTCCTGCACGTCCTCCGGTGGCAATGGCGGCAGTTCCACAACCTCAGGAGGTGCAGGATCTGGCACCGGGAAAGGTGTTGCCACCTCATCCTCTGGCGGCAGCGGAGGCAGGTCCACCGCATCCGGCGGCGCAGGATCTGGCACCGGGAACGTCTCAACCGGGTCTTCTTCCACCGGCGGCCACAGGTCGTCGATGTAATCAGGCACGTCTGGATCAGGCGCCGGCGCCGGCGCTGGGCCTGGAACAGGGTCAACAGGCAACGACGGGCCGGGCCCAATGATCACCGGCCCAGGCGTCACAGGCCGGCCGCCACCACCGTCTCCACCGCCACCAGAAGGAGGAGGCGCAGGGGCCGGCGTGGGCGCGGGCGGCAACGGAGGCCCGACCGGAGGACCAGGCGGGAAGAACGGCGCGGGGGGCGGCGCACGCTTGAAGTCGATGACGGTCTTGCTGTTGGCCGGGTTGGCCAGCATCGTCACGCCCGGGTTGTTGCTGGTGAAGCCAGGCGATGCCTCCCGCAAACCGCGGATCAGCTCGCTCTGGTACTGCACAGGCGCGCTTGGCGGAACGTAGCCTTCCCTCTCTTCTGGCCAATAGCCGATGCTGTCACCAACCCCAGGCAGCACTTGAGGCTGAGGAGCCGGCGCAGGGGTTGGCGTCGGAGTGGTGGCCATCGGCCCGATGGAGATGCCGCTGGCCTGCTCAGCCGGCGTAAGGGACGGTCCCGAGCCAGAGAAGTACTGGCCCCAGAAGTCGGTGTTAGACGCGCCCGGGTAGATCCACGGCAGGCCATTGCTAAGCTGCGTCGCCTGGGTCGTCTGTTCTGCCGTCAATGCCATCACATCACCCCACCAATTTCACTGAGCACGTGCGCCGACAGAAACGACGTGCCCGGCAGGCCGCGCAGCTTCATGCGCAGCGATCCGTAGTAGCCCAGCGCGGCCACTCCGAACCAGGCCTCGTAGCTGTTGTTGGTCACCCAGACCGCCTGGCTCCAGACACCTGAGCCCCACACCGCGGCGCCAGGATCGGAGAACGCAGGCGCCCCCGCGGTGTCGTTGAAGGCGTACTGCGTGTTGATCGTCAACTGAGCGCTCGGCGCTGAGGGACCGAAGAAGATCGGCCGGGCCATGCTGAACTTCTTCAACTGCCCCGGCGTGCCGAACGCGTTGAAAGCGCACTGCACCTCGCCCAGCACGTAAGCGCCACCGGTGCTGTCGATCGCCACGCCATCCAGGTCGCCGTACAGGCCCTTGCAGGTGGTCCCGTTGGCCTGACCAAAGTACAGCTCGCCACCGATGACCGCCGCGCTGCGGATGGGCATGCCATCGAAGCTGCACCAGGCCCCGGTGGTGACGTTCATAGCGAACTGTCGGTAGACATCGCCATCCACGGGCAGCGAGATCACTAGCACGTCAGAGGACGGCACCACAAAGACGTTCCAGAACTTCTCGTCGCGCAGGCTGCGCACCAGAGGCGCGAAGACCGTCTGGATCTTGGCCGCAGGTCCGACGTTCTGGTTGTCGGCACTGAACTGGCCCGTGAACAGGCGAGACATCGGCACCAGGCCAAGCTGCGAGACGATCATCACGTCGCCACCGAACGTGGTGAAGTACCGACCATGCAGCGGCACCGGGCCCACGTACCAGACGCCCTTGAGCTCAAACGTGGCCGCGCTGGTGGGGTCAGTGCCCTGCCACACGCCCACATCGCCCTCGGTGCCGATCACCACCAGGTAATCGTCCACCGAGATGCCGGCGTCGTTGGTCCAGTTGACCATGGCCGAGACGTAGCCGCCGTTGCGCAGCAGCGAGCCCATGGGGAACGACGTCACCGTGCCAGTGATCGCGTCCACCGCGTTCATGTAGTAGACGTTGGGGCTGTCCGCAAACGTGAACCAGACGCGGCGCTTCCAGACCATCACTGTGCGCACCGAGGTGGTCATGCCGGTGACGGTGCCGGTGCGGTTGACCCAGCCGGAGCTGGTGCTGTAGGTCCAATACCCGGCGCCAGGTGAGACGGCCAGCAGGAAGGTGTCGGCTGCGGTGGAGAACTGAGTCGTCCACCACTCGTCGTCGGTGCTGCCGGTGCCCGTGACGGCCACAGTCGGCGTGCCGCCCGAGGTGACGTCGTAGATGTTGCCGTTGGCGGCCATGAACACCTTGTCGTCACCGGAACTCGGCGCCTTGTAGGAGAACACCGCCTCCACCGACTGCGCCACGCCGGCCACCTCAACAGCGTCGGCAAACTCGGCCCAGCCGCGGCGCAGCTCCACGCCCTGCTGCCCCGGGATCAGGTTGGTCAGCACCAGCGCGTCGCGCGGGTCCATCGCACTGATCGGGTCGCGGTAGTTCAAACCGCCCACCGGGGCCGGGATGATCGCGGACTGCGCCACCTGCGAGGCGGCTGCCCTCCGCGGCACCTTGAAGGGTTTGAGCGGCACCAGGGGCATGTCAGGCCCCGTATGCGGTGTCGGGCGTGTTGACCAGCGGCGAGATGTACGGGAACCGGAAGTCCCGCGCCATGCTGAGCACCGGCGCGCCCTTCTCGGCGCCCTTGCGGTTCTCAAAGCTCACCTGGAAGTCGCGCATGGCCGCCGAGCTGTCCAGGCCCTTCATCTCGAGCCACTTCACGCGGGTGTACAGCGTCACCAGCGTCGGGTCGAGCAGGGTCACGTCGCCGTTCTTGGTGACGCGGTTCTTGTACAGCGTGCTGTCGTCTTGGTCGCGGACCCAGGCCTGCGACAGGTAGAAGACGTTCATCGTCTGCGGTGCAGACGGCGGTGCCAGGACGTAGATCTTGTTGTCCCGCACCTGCCAGTAGAAGGACAGCGTGGGCAGCGTCGTGCGCACCAGCAGCTGCTGCCACATCTGCGGCGACACCGGCCCCAAAGACGGAAACTGCGTTGTCGCGTTCCAGTTGGTCTGGTCGATCCAGTCGAAGAAGTCTTCCGGCAGGTCGAAGGCTTTTTCCTTCTGCCCGCTGGTGTCTTGCTGGATCGGGATCTGGTAGTTCTTGACCAGCTCCTGCCAGTCGTACATGGACAGCAACTCGATGCCGGACATGTTGACGGCCTGCACCATCTGCTGCACCGCTGGGTCGGTGCTACCGGCAGGATCAGAGGGGATGGGAAAAGCCACCATCCCGGCCACGTTCTGGACGATGGCCGAGAGGGTCGATTCGTTGACGATCTGGAAGGCCATCCCCTACCCTTCCTCAGGCTGCGAGCGGCTCCGCGGCCACGGCGCGCTTGCCGGGCTTGGCCTGGGCCTGCAGGGCCTCGACCATCGTGCGCAGGTTCTCAATCTCGGCGTCGCGCTTCTGCAGCTCGGCGTTCATGCGCTCGATGGGGGCGTTGTTGGCCGCCACCTCCATAAAGGCCTTGGCGCGCTGCTTGTCAGCCTGGAAGGACATGAACTTCTGCCCCAGGTTGTCAGGCGCGTCGGCCAGCTGCTCCACCGTGACGATCTTGAAATAGCGGTACTCCTCGACCTTCGACGGGGTCATGCCAGGCAGGGCGGTCAGCGGCGTGCCGACCACCGCGTCCTGCTGGCCAGACTTCCACTTCTGGTAGCGGTCAGCAAAGCGCTGGGCGTCCTGCTCGGTGACCTGGCGGTAGATGACCGAGGTCTTGTCACCAGGCACGTGGATGCGGATGAAGTCCCGCTCCTCGTACACAGCCCGGCCAGCCTCCCGGCTCTTGCCGGGGTGCATGACAGGCTCACGCAAGAACTCCACGTACAGCCGCGCATCGTGCGCGTACCGAGACTCATCTGGCCTAGCCAGGTGCGTGGGTTCATCAAACACAGTGGAAGTCGTGGGTTGCATGCTGTTCTCCTTCTTCTTGGGGGGTGTTACAGCGTCCGGCCAACAACCGGGTACGAGAACAGCGCGTCAGCGTTGGTCGCTGCAGCGCCGCCCGTGGCCGTACCCAGAACCAGGCCGCTGATGCTTTCAGAGCCCGCGGTGGCGTCGTCATCAACCGCGCCGCCCGTGGCGGTGCTGTTGAGCTGGGTCCCCTTGGCGGCGCTGGCCAGCGTGCGAACGCTGCCCTTGCCGTAGATCTGGAACCAGCCGTACTCGTTGTCAGCCATGACGGCCTGAGCCGCGCCGCAACGAGAGCCAGGACCCGACGCGCCAGGGGCGGTCGTGGTCGTGGTGGCCATGACGAAGTCGAAACCCGTCTCCTCGACGCACAGGTAGCCGGCACCCGTCACCGCACCATCAGCGCGGCCGTAAATGAACTCCTGATATCCGTTGGTCGGGTCGTCGTAGCCACCCACGGTGCCCAGACGAAACGCGGCGACGGCCGTAGCCGCAGTGATTTGGTCCTTGCTCAGACCGATGACAGCTTGTGCCATGTTGCAATCTCCTGAAGAAAAAAACCCGAGAGGATTGGGTCACCCCGCCCCTCTCGGGAAAGGCGACCCACGACGGTCCACCAATCAGTTCTGCAGACGGCCCTGGAACTGCGCGCCGGAGCAGGTCAAGTTGCCGGCCCAGCCCAGGATCTGCACCTCGGCATCCTGGTTGATCGCGTAGCGCCGGTTGGGCGACAGCGGGACCATGTTGCGGTCCTTGTGAGGACGCCACTTCAGGTACTTGGTGTTGAGGAAGAAGCCCGTGGACGACGGGCAGAAGCCGCCGATGCCGCCGTCGAGCACCACGTCCGCGTCCATGAACTTCAGGGACGGGAAGCCGAGGTTGCCCGTCTCGGGGCTGGAGAAGCGCTGCAGGGCCTGCAGGGACGACATGTAGTAGCCCCAGTAAACGGTGTCCACAACGATCAGGTCAGGACGGTCATTGCCGCGCGTGCAGGACGCCCACAGCGTGTTCATCGCGTTCTGGATCGTGGTCGGTCCAGGGGTCACGGTGTTGTCGCTGAAGTCGTACTTCTGGTTGCGCCAGAAGGTCCAGGTGGCACGGTCGATGCCGCCGTAGGTGCCGCTGGTGTTGGTGGAGGCCACGGCGGCGTTCAGGCCGGTGATCTCCTTGCCACCAGAGCCGGTGCCGTCGGAGTAGACCGACTGCGCCAGCTTGTTCATCATCGTCGCCTCGGCCACGTTCAGGCGCGCCTCGAGCAGGTCGATGAAGGCCTCCTTGCCGCTGTTCTGCAACATCTCCAGGCCGCTCATAACGACCGGGACAGCGAACTGCTTGATGCTGAATTCAGCGGCGCTGATGACGTCCTGCGCGGCCACCGGCAGCAGGTCATAGCCCGAGTAGAAGCCGGCGTTGCCGTTTTCGGCAAAGCTGAGCTCTTCCAGGATGACGTTGCCGCCGCTGATCGTCTTGATGTTGCCGCGCTGGTTCAGGCGCGACAGCAGGGCGTTGTTCTTGGTGACGTTGTCCGCGATCTGACGCGAACGGGACTGGATGGTGGTGGCGACAATGTCGCTCACATTTGGAAATGCCATGATGAAAACTCCATCTGAGTTGGGGATGGCCTTTCGGCCGCCAGTTCAGATGCGCCTACGCGAACCTTCTCAGTCCGGTTGTGCTGTAGGTGGGACGGCCGCGCCGTCTCCTGCGAGCTTTCGGTGGCTGGGGTGCTGGGCACACCAAGATGCGATTACTCGCACCCTGGTGCGAATTATCCATCAGCGTGAGGACATCGCAATGGCTGCCTCGATCGCAGACCGCACGTCGGTGGGGTCCTGCCTGAGCGCCCCGGCCGGAGCCGCCCCGGTCACGCTCACCGCGGCCTGGCGGGCCCTTTGCGCCACCGCCGTCTGGTTCTGCGCGCCGCGGGACTTGGCCCGGCCCTGCAGCACCGAGCGCACGCGGTCGTTCAGCATGCAGGCCTTCTTGTAGGCGTCCACCAGGCTCAACTCCTGGCCGCGGCGCTGGGCCGTCTCCAGCAAGTCGGCCATCTCCTCGCGCACGTCCTCACCGAACTCGGCGCGCTGCAGGAACGACGCCACCTCGGACTGCGCCTTCTGCGTCACCATCTGCTGCTGCGCGAGCTGCGCCTGCTGGAACTGGGTGACCATCTGCTGCATGGGCGCCAGGCGCTGATTGAGCGCCTGCTCGAGCGCAGCCTGCTGAGGATCCACCTGCGGCACCTGCCCCGCCAGCGCGGAGTCCAGCGCCTGGATGAAGTTTTGCCCGAACCGGCCCACGCCGAACTGGTTGACGATGCCGGCCACCATCTGCGCCAGCTCTGGCGCCGTGCCGGTGCGCAGCCGCGCCGCCGTGCTCATCAGGTTGTCGATGGCCTGCAGCGGGTTGCTGTTCTCAGCCTTGATGAAGGCCTCGTAGGGCTGGATGGTGCGCATCACAGCGTCGTAGGCCTTGCGGGCCTCGGACGACTCCTGCAGCGTGCGCTGCACTTCCACCTCGCGGCGCTGGATCTCCTGACGCACCGGCTCGGGCAGCTGGCCCCAGTGCTCTCTGGTTTCCGGCCGCCAGGCCTGGGGCGCGCGGTCGGTTTGCTGTCGCGGTCCAGCCTTGGGGCCAGGCTGAATACCCTCGGTCTGCTCCTTGGTCTTGAACTTTCCGGTTTCGTCGCGTTCGCGTTGTTGAAGGTTCTGGCGTTCAGGCTTCTGGCCCTCGGCCAGGTCGTCTAGGTTTTGGGTCTTGGATGAGGCAGCCTGCGTCGCTGGGGCACTCCCCCGCTCTTCGCCCGGGTCACTCCCAGACGGAGCAGGCTGCGCAATGGGCTCGGGCGCCGTATCGGGCGCCGCGGTGTCCAGCGCGGCCTCGATAGAGTCGCGCAGGGTCGTGGGTTCGCTCATGTGGTGTTACCTGTTTTGGAGTTGCGAGATCGCGCGCTCTACGTCGCGTCGAGAGAACGTGCCGCCCTGGGTGTAGAGGCGCTCACGCTGTGCCTGGGCCTGCGCCCAGGTGTCCTTGAAGTCGTCGGCCATCGTCACGTTGTTGGCCCGCATGTACTCGCGGTGCTTGCTGCGCGTGCTGATGTCGCTGCCGTCAGTGGCCGTCAGGCCGTCGTAATGACGGTCGCCCCACAGGATGCCGGCGTCGTTGCGCATCGGCTCGCGGTGGTCGTCGGTGACTTCGATCAACTCTCCGGTGTGGCGGTCTTGGATGTAGCGGCGGCGGGTCATGGCTCCACTTCTTCCTCTTCCTTCTTGCGATCACGCAGCGCTGCGATGGCGGCCGCGGTGCCCAGGCCACCGGCAGCGATTGCCGCCAGAAGCCTCGGATCTGCTCGGCCCAGCAGGTCGTTCTCGTTGACGCGGGCGGGGTCGAAGGCAGCGAAGCGGGAGCGGATACGCGACGGGTCAAACACCACCTGCGTGGTGCCTTCAGCGCCCAGCATGTTGGTCGGGAAATCCACGCGGTCGTATCCGGCGCGCTTTGCTTGTTGCAGCACTCTTGCCGCCGCCGAGCCCGTGGTGCCGTCCAAGACGGTGCTGGCTTTGACAGGGTCGGAGGTGCGCAAGATCAGCGGCATCACGTTCGCGCCGTCCTGACTGCCATTGCTCCAGGTGAACTCGTTGGCGATCTTTGGGTTGTTGGCCGTGAACACCCCTTCAGCGGCATCGACTCCAGACGCCCCCAGCTTGCTGGTGTCGAACGCCGGGAAATTTTTGGTTGTACCGTGATAAACGTCGTTGCCAAACCCCAGCGCCTTGGCACGATCCATCGCCGTGTTGTTCTCAGGCAGCCCGAGCATCTTGACTGCGTTCTGCCGGGCCGTTTCCAAAGCCTCAGCGCGTGGGCCGCGCAAAGCCTTCACAGTTTCTTTTGGCGGAGGGCTTGCGCTTTGCGCCACGCGATACATAGCGTCAGAAATCGCAAAGTCCTTGTTGCGCCCCTTGTTCTCCACAAACCCAAACCGCTTGTAGAAGTCCTTGAGACGCCCCACGCTCCCGCCAAAGTCGGCCGCCGGGCTGAGAGTAACCATCGCCCCTGCTTCATCCGCCTGCTTGATGAGGTCGTTCATCAGCGCGGTGCCAACGCCTTGCCCACGTTGCTCCTTGGGCACCACGATCTTGCCAAGCTGCAGCGTCTTGTCCCCGCCAAGACTCAGGTCCACGTTTGGATACTTGGCGCGCAGCGCCTCAGCAATCGCCTCCCCCTTGCGCGCCTTGTTGGCCGCATTGGCCACGCCGCCCACCACCGGCACCGCTCCCAGGCTGGCCAGGGCCATGCCGAGCTTGTCCTTGTCGCGCCTGGCGCGCTCAAAGTCGCGGCCGGCCTGGGCCGTGCCCACCACCGGCAGGAAGCCCGTGGCGATGTCGATGGCCATGTCGCCCAGGTCGGCGTCCTCGGGCGTGTCCAGGGACACATGCTTGCGGGCCCTGTCACGCAGGGCGGCGATGACTGCTTGTGCGTCCATCAGCTCCTCACTTCAGCATGCGCAGCTTGTACAGCGTGGTGTGATACAGCGCGACCACCTCATCAATGGTGTTCTGCATCGACGTCTCGTCGCGCTCGCAGACCTCGTAGCGGTTGCGCTCGATCCACTCGACGTCGTCCTCGAGCTGGTCCGCAATGTCGCCCACCTTGGCCGCCTCGATGGCCGGCGCCAGGCGCTTTCCGCTATAGCCCTGGTACTGCTCGACAAACGCGTCCATGAGGTCGGTGATGGCCTCGTAGAACGCGCCCAGAGCCATGTGCTGGCTGTAGCTGGGCGTGGCCCAGTGCGCCACGTGCGCCATCGAGCGCGCCTTCAGCAACAGGCTCACAAAGTCGTTGGTCTTGCTCATGCCCACACCCTCAGCGGCGTCACCGGCGACGGGCTCACCACAAACGCATCCAGCTCAGGCGCTGGCCCGATGTTGCGCACGTTGGCGTGGTAGCCAGGGTACGCCACAGGAACGTAGTTCTCAGACACCGGATCAGGCGCAGGCTCGTAGATTGTGCCGATCATGTCCACCGCAGTGAACTTGGGCGTCAGCGTCACGTTGCCTTCGTCGTCAGTTGCTGAGTCGTACAGAGTGGCTATAGCTTCCGCCTCATCAGCAAAAACAACCATGTAGTCGCAGTAGTTCTCGGTGAGGATGGGCTCGGTCAAGGTTTCGTCGGTCATGCTGTGATTGCCTGAAGTTCTGCGTTAGAAAAACGGCGCGGGTAGTAGGTAATGCGACGGAGGTGGCCGTTTAGCACATTGGTAACGCCTACGGTACTACCAATACTAAATGCTGAAACAACAGGAACAGAGCCGCTGGTGTCTGTAACAACCGCAGAACCATTTGCAGAAAATGCAAAGTCATTAACTCTATACGCACCTGCTGACTTAACAGTCGTGTTTACCGGAATTGCCGCCGCAACATCTAATGATTCAGAAACTGCACTAGTGCGTACAGTAAAATTCGGTTGCGTGGCACTAGTTATAGTTCTAACAACAATAAAATTGGCCGTTGTTCCGTCATTAAAAGACGCGGCTGCATTAGATGCTCCAGCGTTGTATCCAACAACAGAATACTGCGCAAACAACGTCCCCTCAGCCGCGTTATGCCAAGGGCTCAACGTATTCACCGAAGCCAAATCAGCACTGCGCGTGACTTGCGAAGCCACGGTGGGGATGTAGCTGGTGGCAAAGGAGCCGGCTTCGAGTTGAGCGCCCCAAGCAAAAATAAACACCCCTGCGGGCTGAACACCGCCCGCTGCTCCAACATATCCGCGAATTGCGTTGCCAGCAGTGATTCCTGAGGTTGCTGTTAAAACAATGCGCCACCAACCATTGCCAACATCTGTAGCAGAGGCTCCAGAAGATCCAGTGTTGTAAGTAATTGCGCCGGTCGAATAATTAAATGAAATGCTGAGCAGGTTTGTTGTTGTCGTTTGATTTCTTAAAACAAACGTACTAAGGTCTGTTGCGCCTGAGCCTATTTTTACATATACAGAAAAAGTTGCTGCTGTGGCATTAACAACTGCATCCTGAAGAACGCTTGTGTTAGTGGCTGCCGTTGTGGTCAATCTTTGAGCATTTACCAACCCTGCTGGTGATGTAGTTGAATTAGAAGTAATGGTTAGATTTGTAGGGGACCATGCAGCATTACTGAAATCCTCAGACCACAACACCAAATTCGTCCGCTGCTCCTCAATCAGCAGCCCCCGAGCCGCCAGCGTGCTGGGGTTGTAGTCGAAGCGAGGGACGTTGGTTGCTGCGCTGGTCAGCACACCAGCAGAGTTGAAGTACGTTGCCGTGCTGGCACGGGTGAAGGTGACCTGCGGGTCCAGCGTGTCGGTGCCGATGAAGTTCAGGTCGAAGTTGATCGCCCCCGCAATGGCGCCATTGCTGTCGAACGGCAGGCCATTGGAGACAACCGAGCGCGCATTGCGGCTCACGCAGACCTTGTTGCCGCTGATGGGCAAACCGTTTAGGTAAGTCGTGTCAGCCGGCAGACCCGCCGTGGCGTCCACGATGGCCACCTGACCGCTGGCAGACATCGGTATGCCCTGGTTGAAAAACGTCCCGGCGGTGGTTGTCACGCGCGCGGCACCGGCCTGCGTGAACCTGATCCCGGCCCCATGAACGTCACTGCTGACGGGAGACGCAGCATCGAACTGCGCTTGGTCGTTCACCACATTGAACAGGCTCATCTCTTTACCTCATCACTGCACGGGCATCGCGCCCTGCGGTGGCACCGCCACCGGGCTGGCCGGGGGCAGCATCGGATTGGGCTGCAACATCGCCTGCATGGCCGCCTGCTGGCCCAGCTGCATCTGCATGCCCGCAGCCTCCACGTTCGCCTTCTTGGCCTTGGCCTGGCGCTCAGCCGCCCCAGCCTGCTTCTCAGCCACCTGAGCCTCTTGCATCGGGCTCGGCGCCGGCGGCTGGATGCCCTGCTGCTTCAACCCCGTGATGGCCTGGTCCAGCACGCTCTCGATCTGCGTGCTGACGCGGAACTTGGACACGCTCCACTGCAGCAGACTCAGCAGCACAGGCGCCGCACCAGGCACGCTCTGCGCCATCGGCGCCACCTGACTGATGAACGCCCCCAGGCCCTGCATGAACTGCACCGCAGCGTCGCGCTCGGCCGCCCAGTCCATCGCGGCCATGCTGTCAGCCTCGATGTTCACCCGGTACTCGGCCATCTCCTCGTCCTTCAGGAGCTGGATGGCCTGGCCGGCCAGTGCTGCGTCAGGCGTGCGCTCGATGTTGGAGCGGCGGATGATTGTCTCGGGCTGCCAGTGCTTGCAGATGATCTCGGCCTTGATCCGCAGCGCCTGCGTGATCCAGTCCGCGATGTAGAACTGCATCAGCTGCACCCGCGTGCTGCCGAACTGAGCCTTGATCTGCTGCGCCGTGGCCGTCTCGCTGGCCTTGGAGCTGCCACGCATCACGTCCGAGATGCCCAGCACCTCGTAGATCTGCATCACCTTGTCCTGCCGGTACTGCCGCAGGCGCTCGATCGCGTTGGTGACTTGGTCGATCGGAATCCAGTCCACCTGGCCCTTGATCCCGCCACGCTCAGCGAACAGGGCCCAGTTGTCCACCGGAATCAGCTGGTTTTCAGCACCCTGGCTGAACACCCGCTGGATGCCCTCGGCCGACTTGTCGTACACGCCGACCACCTTGGCCGCGCGGGTCAGCCAGGTGATGCGGGTGTTGATCTCATCGAGCTCGTTGAACTGGTCCTGCGCGAAGATGTAGTCCGCGCGCGGCATGAAGTTGGAGCTGGTGACGTTGGCCGCCACCGGCTTGGGGCACGGGAAGAACCCACCGAGCTGCAGCGGGTCGTCCTTGACGTCCAGGATGACGTCCGAGCCCTTGGCGTACCAGTAAACCTTGCGGTTCTCCTTGCACCAGATCTCGTAAACCTCGGCCTTCGTCCACGGGTCGTGCTTGACCTCCTGGTCGTTGACGTTGGACTGGCTGCTCGTCTTGCCCAGCGGCACGATCTTGGCGATCTCCTCGCCAAACCGCGCCTCGAGCTGGTCCTTGGTCATGTAGACGCGGCGCGCGACCCACCGCACCTCGCCCCAGGTCCTGGCCGGCGACCAGTAGAAGTCCTCCCAGTAGATGTAGTCGCACGGGGCGTCCTCATCCACGATCCGCTCGGCCTCCTGCTCAGGCATCAGCTCCATGCCCGTCATCGGATCAACCTGCGCCGGGATCACATACGGCTCGGTCTTGACCTCGTAGCGCAGCCAGATCTGCCCCAGCCCCACCACCAGCCAGTCCTCAATGCCCTGGCGCACGTTGGTGTCCCAGTTCGAGGTGTCGTCATCGAAGCCGCGGTTCAGAATGCGCTGCAGCATCGTGCCCGCCACCCGCGCCACGTCGTCCTCGTAGTCCTGGAACGTCCTGCTGACGTCAGCCTTGGGTGGCCGGGCGTACAGCATGGAGAGCAGCACCTTCATCGTGGACCAGAACAGGTTGACCTTGCTCTCGTCCCTGCCGTAGGCGTCACGCTTGTCCAGATAGCGCTGCACGATCCGCCGCGCCTCGTCGTGGAACTTCCTCAGCTCCTGGTCAGCCGCCTCAATCTCAGTGCCCCAGCGCTGGGCCAGACCCATCGGCGTGGCATCAAAGTCGCTGGCGCTGGTGATCTTGCCTTCGTCCATCACCCAATCCTTTGTGTGGCCTGCGGGCCCGTATCCCAAATCTGGTCCAAAGTGAACGCGTAATGGGCGCCCCCGATGTTGCGCACTGGGCGGCTCTCATCGTGTTTCGATTTTCCCACCACAGGACGCGCAGCAAGGGCCAGGTATCT